GAAAAGCACATCACTGAATTGACAGACGCTCTAATTTGATGTTTGGGACTCAGCTCGCGCTTCGCGCTCGTTGTTCGGCAAAGCTGGGTTAACGATCCGGCGTATACTTAAGCCGCTCGCCCCGCGACAGCGCCTCGATCCACTCCTGCGCTTTGCGCGCGCGGTCGCGCAGCTCTGCAACGTCCTCCGCCCTGTCTGCAACTGCTTCCAACGCATTCAGGTGTTGCTTGTGACGCTCTGACCTCAGGTCAAGACCCGCGTTCTGTATCGTATCCATCGCCCACTGGCAGGCTTTGCGCAGTTGGGCTGCCCGTAAGGGATTTAGTGTTGTTTTCGGCATAGTGTTTAACGTGCTCGCACGACCGACAAGGCTTGTGGTATTTCAGACCACGCGTGCCCGCGTAGCGTGCGCTCCAACTGTGTTTGTGTGCCGATTATGACCAGCCAGCCCGTGCGCCCATCTGCGAACAATATGCTGACATGCCAGACCGGCATTAGGTGTTTAGGTTTTAGCTTCATAAAATGTAATCCATGCGAATGGAACAGACCGGCGTAGCCGGGCTCCGCCGCATGGTCGGTCGGTTGGTTGGTCGGTGGGGAAAAGCTGAGGCTAGGGAAGATGGAGAAGGAAAGAGAGGGGAGATGTGTGGAAGGATGTTATATGGTGTGTATTATATACTACTCTCTTACATCTCAATTCTCCGCATCCGCACATCCTTCCAAACCCCAATTTTCGCGAGCGCCCACCAACCAACCGACCAACCTACTTATGCGATCCATTCGCATGGAGCGGACATTAGGCTCTGGGAAGGCTGTTAAGCAGCGCAGCGAGCACCGGGCGCGGCCTGCGCTTGCGTGCGGCGCGGGTGCGGAGGTTTTCATCGTATGACCAATGGGGCTGGGCCGTAGGCCGCTCGGTGTTCGCGGGCCACGAGGGGCGGATGGAGCTTCGCTCGTGGTGCGGAGCGCCGATGGTGTTGTGGGCGTTCATTTGTCGTGAATCAAAAGGCCCGCGCCAATACAAGGCATGTAGTTTGATACTTTGTATCCTGCATCCTGCGCAAGCACTCGCATGATTGCGATGATTTGTTCGCGTGTCAATGGCTTGCCGGAAGTGTCCGGCACTGTTACACTATCAGCATTGATTGTGATGGTGAGTTTCATAGGTTCGGTGGGTTTAGTCTGACTTGTGCGGTGGGCAGAATGCCCGCCCACCGCACCGTGTCAAACGTGCTTTAGCCGATCTTCGGCAGCTTGGCGAGCATACTCGCCTTCGCCTCCTCCTTCACCTTGCGGATGTGAGTCCGGCAAGCCGCGATGCCGCGGTCGTCGTCGTAATCATCTTCCGACATGCCCCAAGCTTTCAGGACATTTGCAAACTCGGTATTGCCGAGCTTCTGAACTTCAGTCCAGAGCGCAATTGCCTCCTTCGTAGGCGCAAGCTCACTTCCAGCTTCGTGTTTCACGACGTTGGACACAGCGAAGCTAATTTCCAGACCATCGCCAAGCTTGCCTTTCGTGGCTTCATACGTGGACTTTATATCCGTTGCAATGGCATCTGTGTAATCCACACTGCCGCGCTCAAACTTGGCAGGACGCTTATATGTCCCCCGCTCTGTCCGATCCCACCCGAGCATCGGTCCGAAGACCTTTTGCTCAACAGCGGAACTCGGCTGGCGTTCAAAGATATACAGCGCCCCAAGTTCTATCAGCTTGGCGACTTGCGCTTCGTTGGCTTCGCACGATGCGGAGACTGCGAATTGTCCAAAGGTCTTGCTAATGTTAATTTTCATATGTTTCAGGTGTTCGCCGAAGCTGGAAAGAATGGTGTTGGCGTATTTGCCAAGCACGAAGCGCCAGCTTCGGCCTCACCCGAACCTATGTGGAGGCGTAGCCTCCCGGCCCTATGGCTTAAGCTGTCAAAGATATGATGAACGGCTCATTGGCCGCCATCCGCGCGTGGGCCGCGCCTGCCATGCTCGCCCCTCATATCTTATTGCACCAGAGCGGCATGGGCCGCAGGCCCAAGGGTACCTTCGCCCAAGGCCGAGAGATACAATACAATACGGCACACTACCGCGATTTTTTCGTATTTAGCATCCGGGATGTCTATCCTTCAAGCTCTTGCAACAGCACAAGTAAATCTACCAAAGGTTCTGCTTTTTGTGTTGTGTCAAGTCCAGCCACGTAATCATAACATTCATCTGAACAGAAAGCAGTGAGGCTTTTGAGCCGTCGTTTTGGGCTGATTGGAGTGCTACATACAATGCAAAGTGGTGCATGCACCCCGAGAATGTTATACATTGGTTGAAAATGACGAATCCAAAAACGTTCTAGTTTTGTATTGCCTTCATGTGTTTCGTCTAAGAGTTTAAGTTGCACGCCAGGTGTTTTTTGCAACCAATAAAACTTACTGGGATGTGCACGATCGGCGCGGTGTTGGTTTAAGCGATAACTTGGACAGGTTGATAAGCCGATATAACGTGGAAAAGATTCACTTGGATCATAAAGCCCGTAAACATAGGCTTTCATAACACTTGTCCATCGATTTTTGGTTTAGTCACAATCTCGTGTGTAAGCCAATAGCCTTTCTTACGACATTCTTTGCCACAGTATACTTGCCAATGTCGATAAGGTGTAAAAGGCTTGTGACAAACAAGACATAATGGGGTTTCGGGCGCGCTTTCAGCGGATTCGGGTGGCATAGAGATGATGAATGGAGCTTCGTGGAGGCTAATTGAGCCTCCCTTAGAGCATAGCAGGCATGGGTGGCGGCGCAAGTGGAATCTGATATAATTTCCATAGCAAGCACCTTCCATGCCCGGTAGCTGAAAAGATTTAATTTGCTTTTTTGACGCACCGCGCTTATGCTCGCGCGCATGAGTAGCACTCTGTCCACGCCCTTTCCTCTCGCCCCGCGCGCTTTCAGCGTCCAGCGGCAAGCTCCGCTTGCGTTCACCGGCCCAGCACCGCGGCGCGAACATGCCAAAGTCCTGGTCGAACAGACATCGGCGAAGCCGGTGAAATGTCCCGGGGCTTCGCCGGGGCAGACGCTTAATGAGGGTTGCGCCTTCCGTTCCTCCTATGAACTCTGACAACGTGCTGCCTGAACTTCCTGCACATCCCGAGGGCGCAGCTCCCGTGCGGCGCGGGCCGCGTGGGGGAAATTTGGACAGCCCGTTGCACAACCCTCACCGCCGCGAAGCTCCGTATCAACCGATCGACATGCCAGACGGCGGACTTGGCCTACACATCCACCCCGAAAAGCAATACCGCAACGCGGCAGCACCAGGTCTGCAAAAAGAGCAATCCTGGCACGCAATGGCGGTGTTCATGACGCTCGCAGGACGCACGAACGTCGAGATCGCCGCCGCCGCAGGCGTACATCCCCAAAGCGTCTCGAACCTCAAAACCCAACTCTGGTTCCAGCAAAAACTTGCGATCGCCGAAAACAACGCAGGCGAAGCCTATCTCGGTCTGATCTACGGTGAAGCCATTGCATCGGTGCAAAAAGTCATCGCCATTCGAGACGAAAGCCCCAGCGAACGTCTGCAACTCCAAGCCGCCACATGGCTCGCCGAGCAGGCCCACGGCAAAGCCGTGCAGAAGATCGAGACCAAAGTCCAGCACTCTCACGCCTCCCCCGCCGACGAACTCGCCAACATCGAAGCCGAACTCCGCAATATCCGTTCAGGGCGTAGCCCTGAGGCCGTCCCGGACATCGTCCATCCCACCCTTCCGTCTCACCCCGAGACTCCCGGGCACTAAGCCCCACCGCCGTTGTTCGAAGAACGGTGTTAACCCGCGGCAACGCGGCTCGGTTCAAAGCCCACGCATTAACCACCAGGCCAAAGGCCTGGGCGTAAGCTCCATTGCAATAAACTACACTACATCATATGCCCGCTGCATCTCCTAAACCTCCAACTGGCTTCCGCGTAGGCGGAAGTATGCCAAGTCCACGTTGCATTCACACTGGAGGCGTGCCTCCTGCGGTGTCAACGGACTTCACCGACACCGCTGTTGTCGCCACCACTGCATTCGTCGCGGAGCTGCATGTGCCTGCGGCGTGCATGAGCACGGGCGTTGCAGTGCTCAATGGTTCTGTTGTCACGAACGGCAATACCATCGTCGGCTTGTTCAACGGTGCTGGCCTGCTCGTCGCAGCGACCGCAGCTACGGCTTCAGCCGGTGTTGACTCATATCAACGTATTGCATGGTCGACTGAGTTTGTCACAACCCCAGGCACGGCCACTGCCATTGTCGGCCAGCTGTTCCTCAAGCCCGGCACGTATTACATCGCTGCGCTCGGCTCGTCCACATCGGACAAGTTCAACACTCATGCGATCGGCAACTTCGGTGCCGCAACGGTCACGGTCGTCAATGCTACGGCATTCCGCACGACTTCGCTCAGCATTGCTGTGCCAACGACCTTTACCACAGCACAGGGCGTCGTCGCCTCGCTCTACTAAACCTTTGTTTCATGGTGTTCGTCGGGCTTAGCCCGGTGCCGGGAAGTTACTAACCGGCTTACACCAAACACTGCATATATGCTCGATACAGCTTCTCAGGCCGAGACGGTCACAAAATCAGATACAGACAACCTCGCCCATCCATCACGTTGGATTTATGTCGGCGGTGCTGGAGCGGTCAATCTGCTTACAATCTCCGGCACGACTGTGACTTTCGCCGCAGTGCCTGTCGGCACGCTAATCCCGATCCGGGCTGTGCGGATAAACTCCACGTCCACGACCGCGACGAACCTCCTGTCTCTCTGGTAATCTCATGGCCCTGCTTCCACTCACAGCGGGGACTGCGGCAACGCCAAGCGACCAGGCCGCAAATGATCTGCGGTATGCTCGCTTGGGCAGTCCGTTTTACAAGCTCGAAGGAGTGACGGGCTACACCGGAGGCGGGTCTAACTTTGACGCTGTGGTTGCAGGCTATGCATACGTTGCAGGAGACTGGTATGGCTTTCACCATCCAACTGAAGGTTTGCGCATCTACGCCTGTGTAGCAGGCACGGCGGCGACGGCAAGTCCCGGGATTATACGAGCCACGGACTACAGTGCAACACGGCAGTTTTATTTTACTTTGATCAACTAATGAAACGTGTTTTATCCACAGCTATCGCACTGCTTGTTTTAAGCGTGGCCGTCTACGGCCAGGGTGCGTTGAAGGTAAACAACAGCACGTTGGCGTTGCAGCTGACTGCAGGGGAGCTGGCGACGTTCAAAACGGTGAATGGGTTTGGAGGTAGTGGCACCGGAGACGCGGTGTTGGCTGACGCTAATGCCTTCACGGGCAATAACAGCTTCGCCGGGACTTCGCTTTTCACAGGCGTGCCAACGATCGACGCGGCGAATGAGGTGAAGCTGTCGCTGACAAACGACTACGACACCTTCTATCTGTCCATCGGTACGAATACCATCTCGCCACAGATCGATCACACGTTTCTCACGCTCGGGCACAACATCGAGAGCACGGATGCGGGCTTGGTGCCGATCGTTTCCACGAAGCCCGGCTGGGGGCTGACGCTGGAAAATAACTACCTGAATCCGACGTCGGGTTCACTGCAGACGGAGTTCTATTTTGGCACCGCGAATAGCGAGCGGCTGATGGTCGGCGGCATCGCGCCGAGCGCGACGGCGAGTGTCACGAGCGTAGTCGCGAATGGAGCTGGCAGCATCGTCACCATTTCCAGCCCGGCGTTTACGCCGAACTATCTACGCGAGGGTCTGCGTTTCTATTTCACCGCGCTACCGGGCACCGCCAGCGGGATCGACACGACGACGGCTTACAAGGTCAAGACGGTGCTTTCGGCGACGACGTTTAATCTCGGCACCTCGGCAGTGACGCCGGTGGCGATCACGGGCGCGACTTATAGCGGCACCGCCGGCACGATGAATCGCGGCGGATGGGGTTCGACGAGCTTTTACCAGCCGCTCTCCGTGCTGCTGGACGACACCTACGGCTCTACGCTGAAGAGCCCCGACATTCGCGATCAGGCCGCGTTCGAGGTTTCGACGAACATGACGGGGAAAAACAACTACTCGTTTTTCACCAACGGCAAGACGGGCTACGGCACGTATCTCTGGCTCTACGGCGACGGGAACACCGAGCAATGGATGATCGGTGCGCAGGCCAACTCCGGCCTCGTCATTCGCAAGGACGGACCCGCCCCGGCCGTCGGCAATATCCTCTTCATCGACTTCAGCGGCAACATCGGCTTCGGCAACGCCGCCCCGCTCGCGCGGCTGAACCCGACGAGCACGACGGAGCAACTGCGGCTCAGCTACGACGACAGCAACTACGCGCCGTTCACCGTGAGCAGCGGCGGCGCCCTCACCATCGCGCCGAGTGGCGGCGCTACCACGATCACCGGCACGCTCGCAGCGACCAGCTTGAGCGGCAGCGGGGCGAGCCTGACGGGGATTCCGATAACGGCAATCACGAGCACGACAAGCGCGCAGATGCGGACGCTGGTTAGCGACGAAAATGGGACGGGTGCATTGCTGTTCAATAACGCATCGGCGGCGACGTTTGAGGGCGTTACCATTTACGACGGGGCGGGATTGGCGCAGAAGGTCTTAGAAATACCGGAAGTTACCGTTTCGCCGGTGAATTACTTCCGAATGCTTAACGGCGCGACGGGTGGCGGCGTTACTCTTCAATCGCTCGGAACAGATCCCGACGTGGACATTAACCTAACGACCAAGGGCGTTGGGAGGGTGGTCTTAAACACGGGGCTGACTACAACCGGAACTATCGAGCTTGGTAATGCAACCGATACCACGCTTTCTCGCGCCTCTGCGGGAGTGGTGGCGATTGAAGGGAGCAATATCGTGACGGATGCGCGGCTTGCAGGCGGCACGCTGCCCGGCAGCTTCACCACGCTGGCGGCGAGTGGGGCGGGAACTATTGCAAACGGATTAAGCGTTGGAGGCACGGCTTACAGCTACGGGGCCGCGTCTGCCACTGGGGCATTCGCGCTGCTTGTTCCCGCGACGACATATACTATCAACTCCGGCGCTCAAACGCGCGTGCAGGCGAATTATATCGGTGTGCCCGCCGTCTCCAATACTTCCGGCGTCATCACGGATTTATTCAATACCACGATTGCAGGCCCTCCTACAGTAACAGGGGGGAGCGCAACGCGCGCACACACGCTCGGCATTCTCGACTCGACGAACGCAGCTTCGTCCATCACGGGCGGGTTTGTTGTCGCGACGGCGTTTGGCACGACCGCGACAAGCGTCGGGATCGGAGGAGGCAGTGTTTACGCCGGAACCTCGATCGTTTCCAGCGGCCTGGTGCAAGGTCAGTATTTCCGAAACGCCGCATTCATCGACTACGGCGACGGCGGGACGAAGATCGCAAAGATCAACTACAACGGAGGTCAGGAACTTTCGGCGTTGAAGCTCGGAGGAACCACGACGGGGATGAGGCTCACGATGGCCAGCGACGGCAACGTGACGCTCACTGATTCGGCAGGCACGGCGAGCACTGGAAATTTAACCCTCAACAATCTGATCGCCGGAGGATCAACCACCATCGGCAGCGGAACGGCGATCTCGAAACATCTCAGCGCGACGGCGACACTCAATTATGATCTCACGGCGCTGACGCTGGAGGATAAGACCATCACGGTGACTGGCGCGGCGCTCGGCGACAGTGTGGTGATCGGAGTGCCGCATGGGAGCACGACGGCGACTTCCTCTTTCACCGCATGGGTCTCGTCGGCGGATACAGTGACGATTCGCTGCAAAACCGCCGCGACCGGGGAAGACCCGGCCTCGGGCACATTCCGCGCCGATGTTTGGAAACACTGATCCTTTTTATGAAACGCATCCTCCTCCTCCTCATCCTCTCCACCGTGACGGCTTTTTCGGGCGTCGTGACGGTCACCGAATCGGCCCGCGTGACGCTCGATGGCGTGGACATCGGAGCTATCCCGGACGCGATCAAAAATGGCGTCGTGACGCCGGGCGAAGTGCAGTCCGCCGTCGTGGCGCTGATCGCGAAACTGAAGGCGGAAAGCTCGGCGAAAGAAGCCGAGCGGGTGAAGATTGAAGCGGCAGCTAGAGCGAAACTGGCCGTGGCCGAGAAGCTGAAAGCGGCGTTCGAGCAGGGCGACGCTGAGAAGTTCGCGGAAGCCTCTGCCGAACTTGAAAGCGCTAAGACGCCGGAAAAGGAAAAGCGTCTAGCCGAGATCGCGGCGCGGGATGTGGAGTTGCAAGCCGAACAGGCCAAGCTCGCAGTGGAGCGTGCGGCGTTGGAAGCGAAAGCATCAACACCAAAAGCCAAACCATGAGCGACGAAGAAAAAGGAAGTATCCAAACAACCCTACAAAGCCTTCAACGCTTTGCGGGTTCCCAAATTGTTATTGTTGTTGCGGTCACGTTTGGCGCAGGTGCTTGGGCGACAAACATCCACAACTCTACCAATCGAATCGAGGCCGAGTTATCCGCGCTGCGGAGTCAGCTTGCGGAAGAGCATGTTACTACAACCGCACGTATCGTCGAATGGGCAGCATGGCGGAAGTCTGTGGATGTGGCTTTAGACCTTCGCCTACAGGACCGTTTCACCGCCACCGACTACCGCTGGGTAACCATCCTATTTAACATGGGCAATCCCCCTTTGCGACTTCCTGATTGGGATACTGTAAAGAAAGCACAACCGTAAACACACCATGAACATCATCGAGTCCATCGCTGCGCGGGCCAAGAGCCGTTTCGGGCAAGCCGCACTCACCGTCATCGTCGCAACTGTCATCCTGTCCTATCCGTGGTTAATCGACTGGATGGACGAGACGATGAAGAAGTGGATTGTCGAGACGTGCTACGCCGTGCGGACTTTGGCGCTTCCCATCCTCGTCATGTTTGCTAAGGGCTTCAATGAGACGGGCGGCACCAAGCCGCTCACCAAAGAGGCCAAACATCGCGTCGAATGAAACCGCTCCTTATCCTCGTCGCTCTCGCCCTCGGCGGATGCGCCTCAGACGGCTCCTTCGACAGCAAAGGCTTCGCGCTCGGCGTGGGTGTCGTGAGCGACGCCTACGCCCGTACGCAAGATCACGCCGCTGCACCGCAACAGTGGACGCCGCAGCACGGATACAATTACGGCACAGGACCGTTGCCGCAGTCTCGTTAATGAAACTCGCGCAATACATCGTCAAAATTGCCAAGGGCGAGGTTGGGGTGGTAGAAGTCAATGGAACCAACTGTGGCCCGCGTGTAAACCAATATAAGGCCGCGACGAACTTACCATCGGAGGAATCGTGGGCTTGGTGTGCGGCTTTTGTCGATTGGGTTGTGCGCGAGGCAATGGGTATAGGGGAGGCCGATCAAAGTCGCGCTTACACATTCAAACGTCCCACTACCGCCGGAGCGTGGGATTTAGAAAACTGGAGCTTACGTCAGGACAGCAGCACAAATACGAAACGCAACCCTGGCAATGACATCAAGGCAGGCGATATCGTGATTTTCAAGTTCTCCCACGTGGGCATTGCAGTATCCAACGTCTTTCGCGACACGCAAGTCGTAGATACCATCGAAGGCAACACCGATCGCGCAGGCTCCCGTGAAGGCGGTGGCGTATTTGCCAAAACCCGTAAACTTTCTCAGATCAAAACCCGCATCCGCTTCACCGTCTAATGACCTCCACTCTTCCAACTGACCTCCTCTTAGCCCGGCGTGAGCTGGCGCTAGAGAAGAAACGTCTGGAAGTAAAGAAAGCAAACGAGATTTTCTTCTTCGTGCCACATGAAAAACAGAAACTGTTCTTCTCAAACGCGTCTTTCCACCATCGCTACGCACGAACCGGCAACCGATTTGGCAAGTCTGAAATGGGAGCAGCAGAAGACATTGCCTTTGCTTTGGGCTATCGCCCGTGGATTGCAGAAGGCGACCCGTTGCGCACTCTTGGAATCCCTACGCACCCGACAAAAGGTCTGATCGTCACCACAGACTGGGACAAAACCAAAGAAGTCTTCACCGAGCTTGAAGGTGAACAAAAAGGCAAGCTGATCAAATACATCCCAAAAGACTGTCTCGGTGACATGACCCGGAATCACTCCGGTAAGATCGACTTGATCAAAGTCAAGCACAAATCCGGCGGCTGGAGCACCATCGCCCTCGACACCGTAGTCTCCTACAAGCAAAACCCGCTCGGACAAGAGTCCTCGTCCTGGGATTGGATCCATATCGACGAGCCAATCCCGCAGGGAATGTGGAAAGCCATGGCACGTGGACTTGTCGATCGCGGTGGTCGTGCATGGTTCACCTGCACCCCGCTCTCCGAACCGTGGATTGATGCGAAGTTTATCCCAGACGCAGACGATCAAATGCGTGACGATCTCGTCGGCCTCGGCGACACCGAAAAATCCACATGGTGGATGATGGGGAAAATGGACGACAATCCGCACAACAAGCCCGAAGACATCGAGCGCTTCATGCAGGACTTGTCCGACGATGAGCGTGAAGCTCGACGCAATGGTATACCACTTGCATATGCCGGCATCGTATACAAGGAATTCCAGCCCAACGTGCACAAACTGCCTGGCCCACCGCCCGGTTGGACATCCTGGGACCATCCACCCTCCAACTACTGCATCCGTTATGCGATCGACTACCATTTTCGGAAAAATGATGCGGTGCTTTTTCTGGCTACGTCGCCGCAGGGTATCACATACGTCTACGCCGAACTCTGGCAACCAATGCTCCTTGAAGAAGAGGTGCGTGAGATTCGCCGTGTGCTTAACGGGCACGTGCCTTTGCCGGGATACGTCGACCCACTTGCGTCTACGCCAAATAAACTGACCGAGACCACGGCAATGGACGAATACCGACGGCTCGGCCTAGCCGTCATGCCCGCGACCAAAGACCCAGTCAACGGCATTCGGGCCGTAAAAGCGAACCTCAAAGCCCGTGACAAGCACGGTAATCCGGTGCTAGTCTTCAACCCCGCGCTCAAGCGTACACTTTTCGAAATCTCCCGTGGGTTCATCTGGGACGGAGATCAAAACAAACCCGTCAAAGAAAACGACGACATGATGGAGAACCTCTACCGGCTTTGCCTGCAAGGGCTTCAATATGTCGAACCTGTGAAGGACTCTGACTACACCGAGTCCGGCTACACTGACTTTAACTCCGACTTCATCGCCCTGCCCGCGTGGGATGAACGCGAAAGCGTAGAGCTTCGTGCACGTAAGCTAGCATTCGCAAAACGTTACCGTTCAAACTAAATGGCACTCCAAGACTTCATCGAAGCGTTAAAAGACCCGAAATCACCTGAACACCACGCAATGGTGCAACATGTGTGTAGCTTGGGCAAAATCTCACGCCGGGAGATGTCCACAAACTACCCCCAATGGGACGAAAACGACGCCATCTTCCGCTCGCGTCGTAAGATCGACAAAGAAGACCGCAACGCCGAACGTGAAGGCAAGCCGAAGAAGCTGAACATCCCGCTGACGTTCGCGCAGATCATGACGTTTGTGGCGTTCAATGTTACCACAATCACGCAAAACCGCAGGTTCTTCGAACTCGAAGCGACGGGCACGGAAGACATGCCGTTAAAAGAGCCTTTGGAGCTTTTACTCGAACGTGATCTGCGCCGTAACACCTGGAATGCCTTTTTGGTGCAATTCTTCCTCGACATTGGACGTTTCAGCATCGGCGTCGGCAAGGTCTGCTATCACGAAGACTACCGCTACATGCGTATCCAAAACGAAACGGAGGTTGAAGGGCCGTTCGGGCAGTCCGTCACCCAAACCACCTCAGCATATACGCAAATCCCGGTCTTCGTCGGCAACAAAATCTATCCAATCTCCCCATACCGCTTCCTACCCGACACACGTCTACCCCTCACCCGCTATCAAGACGGTGAATTCTGCGGGTCTGAAGACATGATCTCCATGTCCGCGTTGCGAGGCATGGGAGACGCCTACTTCAACCTGGACAAAATCCCAAAGATGCAGGAAACGGAGTATAAAGCGCGTAAAGGCACTTCTCGCATCGACGACATGCCCGTCATCCGTAGTCCGGACACTGAAGACTCCTGGGGTGAAAAGGGCACGATGATGCAGTCCGGTCCAGTGCTCCGCACTGAAATGGACATGGAGATCATCCCCAAAGACTTCAAATACGGCGAAGGCAAGACAATGGGCAAAGAACCCTTCCCGATCCGTTTTCACTGTGAGCTCGCGAACGATAAAACCATCATTCGTTTTGAAGAAGCGTATTATCTCCACGGCAAATACCCATACTTCATGGGGCAATACTCACCCGACCAGCATCAGTGCGTCAACGAAAGCCTTGCTGAAGTCTGCGAGCAGCTTGCCGGGTTAAATACATACAAATGGAACGCACATATCACTTCGCTTAAGAACGCGAACGAGAGCAAATACATCGTCGACCCGGCCATCATCGACATGAAGACTTTGGAAAGCCGGAGTCCGTATATCAGAATGCGGAAAGATGGAGCGTTTCTGGGCGTCGACAAAGGCATTAAACAATTCACTACCGTTGACATCACAAACAATATCGTCGCGGATTCTGCGGGCATTAAAGACCTGCTGGAAAGCATTACGGGATTGTCCGGGCAAATGCAAGGACAATACTCCCAAGGACGTCGCTCGGCCACCCAGGACCGCGTGGTCGCGCAAGGTGCGTCTGCGCGCGGTAAAGTCGGACTTGCGGCGCAGTGGGACACCGCCTTCGAGTGTCTAGGCAAACAGCTCATTGCGAATAATCGTCAAGAGATGGACTTTGAGACGTTCTCTCGCGTCATGGGTAAACGCACATGGCCGGTGAACCCTAATGCAGCGCCGCCAGTAGACCCAATGACCGGCATGCCTATGGTCGATCCGATGACTGGAATGCCGGTGACGGTCAACTACACATCCGAAGAAGTCTTCGAAATGTTCAAAGCCGACCCGGTGTCGATCGCAATGTCCGAAGACTTCTTTGTCTTCGACGGCACGAACCCGTCGGAAAAAGCCTTCCTTGCACAGAGCCTACAAGAAATTTTCATGGAAATCGCAGCAAACCCGCAAATGGCTGCGGTGCTCGGCTATGGGCCTGAGCAGTTGCGCGAGCTTTTCAATCAAATATACATTTTGAGGGGTGTGACGCCACCGTTGCTGCCCTCCCCAACACAGGCACAGCCGCCACCAGCACAAGCGCCGAATCTTTCGGTGCTGCCTGATCCGGCTGATGCCACAGCTTCCTTGCCCTAATGGACAGCGACGCCTTAAAAGCTAAACTCGAAAACGACATCAAAGCCATTGACCAGTGGCTTGATACGCCACTGACTCAAAGCGTCTTCATACAGCTTGCCGAAGAGGAAAGCCGTGCGATTCGTTTGATCTGTGAACTGCCCAAAGACATTGAGTCTTTCTTCGCCCATTGGGGTGCAGTGGGCGCGCTTCGTGCGTTACGTTTGCCCGGCATCAAAGTCCAACAGAAACGGGAAGAGTTAAACGAACAAATAAACGCACTATAATATGCCCGAAGAACTTGTTGACGATCCTAATGTTGACGCCGAAGAAAACGATCTAAGTCATCTTGACGATGAAACTGGGTTGCAAGACCCGAGCATTCCTGTACAGCCCAAGCAGACCACAGACGCCAAGCCCGAAGAGTGGAAAGCGGCGCTGGCTGAGCTTGCGACGACATTGAAACCTGCGGTGCAGCCACAGACCACGCCTGCACGCCAGCCCACGCAGGACGAGATTGACGAATATTGGGGTGTCTGGAAGCCGACGAAAACGAACCCGAAGTTCATTCATGAGTTCTTCAATCTGCCCGAAGACGCCGACCCGAAGCTCGTCGAAGCAGCGCAGCAGCGGTTTGCGGAGGTTCAGAAGAACCTGGTTCGGCAGGCTGTTGTCGGCGCACAACGTCTGTATCAAGAAGACTTGAAGAAACTCCGCGATGAACTCCAGCCCGACCGGGAGTTCATTAGCGAAGCGAAAGCCGAGCGTATCCGGGCTTCCTTCAACAAAGACTTTCCGGAGCTTGCAGCGCAGGACGAGACAGGCGCGTATACGTACGACAAGATTATCTCACTCTGTGCAAAAGAGCTCGCCGACGACAACTTCGCAGATCAAAAAACCTATTTCAAGGCCCTTGCTGAACGGGCCGCCAAGTATATTAAGACGGTTAATCCGACTTTTGTGCTTGGAGCAGCAACCAAACAAAAACCTGGAGCAACACCACGCCTCCCGCGCACTAGCGCCGGTGGAACGGGTGGGGCAGGAGGAGGCAAACCTGCTGGCATAAGCCAGCGTGGTGACGCCACTGAGGATTTCCTCAGTGACGATTAAGCCATTCAGCCTCTTGTCACTCTATGCAGCATAATCTAACATAATCTCATGGCCTTTGGCATGTTCTCTACTCTAAACGAATCGGGCAACCTCTCGCTTCGTTCACGCCGGAAAATCTTCTGGCAGTACCCTTCGGGCAAGACTCCCCTCATGGGGCTTCTGTCCTATCTCCCATCTGAGGAGACCGACAAAGTTGAATTCGGTCAATTCGAGCGGCGTTTTCCGACGCAGCGGACGTTGACCGTCGCGACTGGCACTGCACCATTCAGCAATGCTGACGGCTCGGCCTTTGCCGACCAAGCCACGTTGACTGCGAACACGGAATACCGTGTTCAAGTGCAGGACATCACGCAGTTCAAAGCCACGCATGTCATCCAACTCGAAGAGATCATTTCGAATACGTCGACTTCGAATACGATCAAAGGCACGGTAACGGAAGTTATCGCGCTGACTGGCACTGCAGGCTATCTCAAGTTCCGGCCGTATACCACGGTCGCAACATTGGAGAACGGCACTACCGACAACGTCTCGAAGTCTGTCAACATCGTCGGCACCGCCAACCAAGAAGGTGGGCGTTCTGGCACCGGGATCACCGTTGCACCGATCGAGCCGACCAACTACACCCAAATCTTCAAAGCTGCGTATAGCATCTCGCGCACGGCTTTGAAGCAGGGGTTGACGTATGACAAGTCCGGACCGTTGAAGACGCTCCGCTTCGAAAATGGTCTGCGCTACATGATCGAAATGGAGAAAGCGTTCATCTTCGGTCAGAAGCATACGGTCAACGTGACCGACCCGGACACGGGTGAGTCCATGCCCGAGACGAAAACCGGCGGCATCATCTACCACCTTGAACAGTGGGAAGCGGCAAACTCCGTCTATCGTGGTGGGACTGGCGCAGCCGCGGTCACCGCGAACAGCGACACAGACAAGCGCATCATCGACGTTGCCGGCACGCTTACCAAAGCAGACCTCGACACCTACATCTCACGGCTCTTCCGTGTGACCAATGACAAAGCCTACGAGAAGCTCTGTATCTGCGGTGGCAAATTCCTCGAAGTCATCAACCGACTCTACGAGCGTCAGATGGTGAAGACCGTGCTCATGGAGAATAAGACGAAAACGGCTTCGTTCATGGTTCATCAGATCGAAACGCTTCGTGGCACCGTGTCGTTCAAAGTCCATCCTCTCATGGACATGAACCCAGACTGGGAAGACTGGGGCTTGTTTATCGACATGGGCAACATCATGTACCGTCCGCTTAGCGGCTCTGACACCCAGTTCCTCATGGGCCGTCAAGAAACCGACCGTGACGGACGCAAAGACGAATGGATCGGCGAAGCAGGATGTCAAGTCCTGTTCCCTGAATCTCACATGCTGATCAAGAACGCGGCTGTCGCGGGCTAATATGGCTGCACTTACCACTAATGCCGCAGCTGTCGCCGCGGGTTTCGTGTTCAACGAAATCTGGGTGGATTATAGCGCGGGTCGCAGTCTCAAATGTCTCGACGTTACCATTCCATCCGGCTACGGAGGTGCTACAAACACCATCGCAGCAGCGTGTTTTGGATTGACAACAGTCGAAGAAGCACAAAATGCACGTGTTGCAACGAATAACTTATTCGGGGCAGGTCCAAGTTATGACCGGACTCTGCTTGTTATGTATGATATTTCGGCGGGAGTTACCCCCGCTGACACCGCAGCCGCCACACGTGTAATCGTGCGGGGCAAAGAATAACCGCAGTAAACAAGAAAGACCAAAACAAATGAAAGTTCCAGACCTACGCAACCCTAACTTCATCGGCGAGCCAAAGCATGTGGATCAAACCAAGATGCTTGATGGTAACGCCAACGAGTCCGTCGACTACAACGAGGCCAACGACAACAAAGAGCGCGTGACCTCCCACCCTTCATGGGGTGAACCCGGTGCTAAAGGCCGCGAGTAACCGTCCTTAACGGACCTTCCTTACCTCACCGTCAATGACTCTATCTAACTTGCAATCCGCGTGTGCGGCGATTTTGAATGTAGGCGTGGCTGACTTTACTGTCTCTGGCACGAACTTGTTCCTTATCGCAGCCAATAATGTGCGCAAACAAGCCGAACTACGGCATGATTTTGAACACTGCCGGATTACGGCGACGTTAGACATTGACGGTGAGACAGGAGGGGCTTTAAGCGACGCTGTAATCTCGGGCGATGTGCCACGCAGTGCGGTTGTTACAGGAACTTTAAGCCCTGCCGCCACTGGCACATACACCCAAACCGGCTACGCCTTCGGGTTTCCCCTTTACGCCCGCAGCACGGGCACGACCTTTTATCTCTACTATGATGGCGATGACTGGATTATTACAGACTCCACAACGTCGACGACTAACTCATGGGCTTTAGTCGGTGCAAGCTCTTTGACTCCAACCGGTTCTTACACCGCCCAGGGTTCTAACACCGGCACAGCAACGGTGACGGCATCGGACCTGTCTACATACAACGGCATTCGGGAAGTTGTGGCCCTCACTGTTACACGCACGAACGGCTTTCAATATCCGGTCGATTTCACCCGAGCCGACATCCCAATCGAGCGGGATCGTTACGAAACCGAACTACAAGACTACTACTCCTTTTCAGACCGTTACCCGAGTGACGCGCAGGTGTTGTCCCAAGGCTCTCAGGCAAGTATAATTCAGCGGGCTGGATCACTCTTTATTTATCCACTGGATACAGTTGCGCCGGAACCTCTGACCGTCACCATCGAAGGCTTTGCTTGGTTGGGGACGTATACTGCGGATTCGTTGAATGAAACGACGGCTTCGGATTTCTTAATCGAACACGGCTTTGAATACATGCAGTGGGCGATTGTGTGTCAGATGAACTATATCTTTCAACGCTTTGTGCCAAGGCAAGAAGGTGTGCTGAGTCCGCCTGAGCAAGCGAAAGAACAGGCTTGGAAGGATTTGGTTGTCTGGGATTCCTATAGTGTCGATGGCAATATTACACGTTCACGCTAATGCCTATACCGCATAATGGGGCCACGTTGCCCGGACAGCAATATGACTCGCGGACAAGCGTGGTCAAACAGTTCACGGAAACCCGTATGGACCGGCAATCAGCTACGGCGATTGCTGGACAAGCAGCGACTGAGATCATACCCGGCCAGGCACAAGATGCGTTGGTGCGGGTGTTCACGGACGCGAGCGCAGCATATCTTGCAGTCACGCCACGGCTGATCGCTGGATACCACAACATGCTGGCCGATCAGGTGCCGGATATGTTGACCGGAGTGACGGTGACGTTCAACTTTTCGGAGCAGGCGGGATCGGACACGAACGATGAGCCGTTGGTGAAAGTGACAGGAAACTCCGGCACATACAATTCCGACGCGACGTCGCAGGCGCAAGCCGGTGCGTCTGTGATGCCGAGCATTCAACCCGAGATCAAGCAAACGCCGCAGCGGGTGAAGTGCACAAACGCGTTCTTCTACATGGTGGGGAATTTCACCGAAGAGGACCTTTTGACGAAGCTCGGTGGAGCTGCGTATTTCAACGCGAGCGTGTTAGCGTGGCCGATCTTCCGTCCAGTGGCCCATACAGTAGTGTTGAAAGGGCAGCAAGTGTCGCTTCGTGCAAATTGTCGGGCGAAGCAGTATTTGACATTCTCGGGGGATGGAGCGACGTTGAGTTCCTATGCGTATGAATTCATTCCGGGAAATGACCCGACGAACTACTACGGTCAAGGAACCATCACAGGAAAGCTGAACGAAGGGAGTGCGGTTGAAGCCGGGCTGTCCAATCAGATTGTGACAATTCCGCCAACGATTCATGCGTTGATCACGTTCAGCCCCAATACGTTGTCGAAGACCGCGTCCGTGACAGTGGCAGCAAAGATTCGGCAGGCGACTGTGACTGGATTGTTGACTGGCACGCTGCAAGGAATAAACAATTCCCCCGGCACACAAAACGCAACAGCAGAGGCCAACATCTATCCCACGTCCCTGCCTGCAACGAACGTGACGGAAATTCCTAAGTCCGGGCTTTATCTGGTCGACGTTCAATCCTCTTTCGTTGAAGAAGGTGTCAGCTTTGTCCACGCAACCGTTATCAACGCTTCACAATTCGCATAATGAAAGACACGACGAAACTTGAAAGTGCCATGCGGGAATTGTCGGGGAAATCCAACACCGACATCCGCAATGCTCCACAACGGTTGGAACAACTGGCGCAGGCTGCGCTTGTCGCGCGAGCGCAAGTGCCATTGCCCCCGGCGAAGCCTCTGCCACAGATTGGCGTCAGCTCGTCGAGTTTGCAGATCGCGCCGTTTGCGCAGCCAGAGCCTCAAGGCGTGCGTGGCCAGGGAACAGACCCTGCTGGAAGTCGCGGTATTCTAGTAATCAAAGTTTGCGTCGCAGGCACCGCGACCGACGTCAACTTCTACGCGTATGAGTGATGGGTTCGCTCATCTGCCATTCTTGTCCGATGGAAACGTAGCGTCAGGCTCGTGGTTTGCAGTGGACAATGACGAAGAGCGATTCAACGAGATCGTGAAGCGGGTGCGAAAGTGGAGATTGGAAGTTGTCACCGACATTACATGGTATGACGGAGCGGCAACAACATCATCTGTGTTGTTGGCAGGAACGTTGGATTTCTACGCTGGTGCAGATGTGCAAGCGCCTGTTTCTGCATATGCCGACGAAGCTGATCTTTTATGTAATTTCCGCGCCACCGTGATGGAGACCGCTACAGAGTCCGTTAATGGAGGCGCACCCGGAACTGTAGTGTTTGGAATGGACGGAGAGGGGCAGTGGACCGAAAATCCTACAACGTTGTTCACAGGGATTGTGTCGTCATACTTCCGTCTTGGCGTCGCGACGCCTGACACCTTCATCTATCTCGACGCGGACAGCGACTCGGACTACACCGATCCGACAGCAATCTCTCTCGTGTTCGATCCCGGTGTGTCGGACTTTACTATCACGCTTTATGATGATCCTGATACAGTGGTTAATTTTCCGGGATCGTTCTGGGCAGGCGGGCCAATTACCATCACGCCGATCGAATGGTGGCCGTATGAGGACGAAGATGGCAATCCCACATGGGACACCGCCAACGGCGACCAACTTGCCGATCCGCTTCGGCACGGGAGCGCCGGCGGCCGTCTCCATCGCATTTTCCGTGCAGCTTAACCTCAACATCTCACATGCCACAATATCCACAAGCTCGAATGACTGCGCGTGATCGTAAGCTCGCGCAGCTTCAACAGTTACAACAAAACGATCTACAACAACAGCAGGCCGATCAACAGCAACAACAAGCAATGCTGGCGCAAGTCAGTCAGCTTTACGGTCTGCAACAGGCACAGCAAATGGACCCTGTGCGAATGCAGGCTGCAGAGTTAGCAAACCAGCAGGCACAGTATGGTCTGGACCGAGCACAGCAATTCGACCCTGTACAACTCCAAGCGTTGCAAGGTGGAGTGGAAGCGCAGCGTTATGCAAACAGCATTGCTCCCGAAGAGTTCAAAATGAAACAACTTGCAAATGTTTCTAACATTGACTCTAATTCCAATGCAACTAGAATGGCACAAAGCCGAGACGCACGCGAACAACAATTACTCCAACCACAACTCCAACATTTGCAGAATCAAAACACTATAGGTCAAGCGCAAGCGAATTGGGCTGATACTCTTGCTAACCAGGAGTATCAGCAAAACGAAGCGCGTCGGGCATTGATTCAAGCGCAGACTGTAGGTGCTATGAATCCCGGTGTGCAAATCACCGCGCCTGACCAAGCCTTAATTCATCAAGGTGGTGATTTGGGGGGAAACATTAAAACACAAGTGCAGGAAACTCAAAAGCGTGTTATCCAAAATCGTATTGCAAACGGCCTAAATCCTGATGGCAGTGATCCTGCTTTGCAAGGACAGACGCAGGTTTCAGGCACGTCTGACTCTCCTTTCCTGCTTCAAGGACTTGCAGATATTCTTGGTGCTCCTATGGACTTTACTAACAAGCTTACCAACGATCTTATCGCTCCTCCGTACGATTGGCTAATGCAAGGCGTTGGATCAAAGAATCGCTTTAACCGTCTACCAAAATCCGGAGGCTCTAACGCTGTCCGGCGTCAGTTTAACCTCACACCTACTGAATAAATATGGCCGCTATCGTATCCTCAAACATGTCGACTCCTTACAACTCAATCTCATCCCGTCCTCGGCCTCAGCCGCAGGTCCAGGGCAATGACATGCTGAGTCTTATCATCAAAATGCTGCAAGCACAGCAGCAACAGCAAACCGGACGTGCAGCCATGCAGCGCGAGGCGCTGACGCCTGTGCATCGTGGAATGTCCGGTGGCATCATCGACCCGACCACAGGCAAAGAAGCCGGTAACCCCTTTGACAATGGGTTTTTTCTCGGAGGCAATGCACGTGCACAGCGTGAAACCGATGTGCTCGGAGGCAACCGTTTAGGCCAGACTGGACTGCAACTGCAAGGCGGTATGGCATCTCCTTTGCCGCCAGCACAACCTCCGGCTCCTACATTCGACATGCAAACAGTTGGTGATCCAATCAACCAACAACGTAAACTCACCGGTGCTTACGGCACCGGCTCGTCCAAACTTATGCGTCCTAAAAAGTCCGGCGCCCAGTTTGCTTTCATGTAAAATCCAATATACGTTTTAATGCCCCTCACCTATCGTCAGGTCCTCGAACGCTACGACCGCTCCAAAGCCTTTGGTTTCAAAGGCACGCTGCCCGAGTATGCTCAGGCATTAAATGATGCCACGCAGACTCAAGCGTTTTCGGAGGGCTTGCGTGATGGTCCATGGACTCGATTCAGCACGCGCGTCGACCAGACTCTTGGACCCGGTGGGGCTGTGCCTATCGGTGCAGTCACAGGCTCGATAGGTGAGGGTGTAGGCGCGGCATTTGGCCACGCTGAGGCCGGGCGTAGCGTCGGCGAAGGACTGCCACGCGGGGTTTTACAAACCGTTCCCTTGCTCGTCCCCGGCGCTGGCCAAGGCTACGGACTGGCGCTGGCCGCAGGTGCCACAGGCGCCATGTTCGGTGGTCAAACCTATGCCGATACCGGTTCGGCCAAAGCCGCGACAATCTCAGGCGTTGCCGGTGCTGCAATGCCCTATGCCGGACGTTTCGCCGGAGCCTTAGGTGCACGTGCATTCGGAGCACAGCCGTTGGCCGGAGAAATCACACAAACAGGCGCTGCCGCCGGTCTCGGCGAAGTCGGACAAGCGTTCCGTGGGACCCTGCCCACATCCCCAAGTCAGATCGCCGGACAGTTCCTCGGCTCTCAAACCGGCCAGGCTGCGTTGCAGATCGGCGCGCAGTATGCACAGGAACAGACGTTGAATCCAGGTCAGGCATTCAATCCGTTTAGTGCAGAATTCCTGCTCGGCCAACTGCCGTTCACGGCAGTGGATGCGGTGCAGGCGATCAAAACCCCGCGCATCACTTCACAGCAAGCGCAAAGCTTTGTCAAACCCATTCAAGTGGAAAAGACGCTGACGAAGCCGTATGTGCCGGACGTTAGCATGGATGCGGCGACGCAGACAAACATGGCACAAGGGATGGAAGAGTATCGGGCGTTGGTGGACGCGGGTGCTGATGCAGAGACGCTAGCCGCGAAGTTCAATGCCGTGGTGCTTGGGATTACAGAGCCGAAGGCTGTGGAGGTGGCGAAGACGACGGAGGTTCCGTTGCCACGGACGAAGTTGTCCGGCTATGCAGTGCCGCATGGTGATGGTGGATGGCGGTTGAAGGTTGAGAGTGTAGAAGGTGATGCGGTGCGG